GTTTAACTATCGCCTAACCGCTAAGCCCTAAGCCCTAACCGATAGCAACAAGGGACAAGGCACCGACCACCGACGGCGTGACCTATCTACTAGACCAACCGACCCAACCCGACGACCCAACCCCGACCAACTACCCGACCCGACAACCTGCCAACCCTGCCCGCCCTAAGTTACTAAGACCCCCGACCGAGTAACATTCAGCTGACCATTGCCCTAGATAATGGGACACGACACGCCCCCGAATCACTTGCCTGTTTAGTCTTGCACTATGGGGAAGAGTGCCCTATAGTTTTCCTAGTGGTCAACAACGACCACAAGAAGAAAGGGTTAGAAATGTCAGAAATAGCACTAGCAAGAGACCAATTCGTTCACGATTTCACAATCGTAGTTGATAACACACAAGAGGCATACACCGAAGCAATTGACACTGTAAAGGGATTTGGTACAGGCAATAAATACGACATCTCCGAAGCATTACGCGAACAGTTTGAAGATTACATCCAACAGGTTGCAGACCGTGAAAAAGAACTAGGCAATGAAACAGGTGCACTTCTTATCTCTCAACTGCTTATTGGTTGGAACTCAGCCTTTGACGATATCGCTACTTACTACATCAATACAGTAAAGGAATCAAACTAATGAAAGCAATCCAGAACCAAGATATAGCAGGGACTTCATTACAAGGTTACATTGAAACAACACGGGCAGACCTTCAAGCAGCCTTTGGGGAGCCTATCTTCTACGAACCAGGCGACAAGATAACTATCGAATGGAGCCTGCAATTCGAGGACGGGACTATCGCCACAATCTACGATTGGAAGCGCGACGAGGAAGAAGCACCAGAACTTAACGAAGAGATGACCTACAACATCGGAGGAATCTCTACCGAAGCAGTTGCAAGAGTCAAAGAATCATTGCTTGAACTAGGTCTAAAGGTGGCGAACTAATGACCTACACAATCGAAGAAACAGGGCTAGGCGGTTGGATGTCCTACCGCTACCAATACAAGACCGCTTCTAATGAGTACTTTGGTTACGCCGAGACGAGAGAAGAAGCAGAAGAGACAATTAAGAGAGAGGGAGAGGGCGAGTGAAACACTTAACGGTTAGAGGTTGGATTGTGCTGGTACTTATCCCCAGCTTTTTGCTGGTATGGGGGCTGGTGGAGGTATCTGTTCACCTATGGTGGACGCAAGAAGGTTATTGCTGGGGGCAATACTTAGAGTGTTACAAGGAAGGAATGTAATGGAAATCAAAGGAGTATCAAAGGAAGAGACTGCTTACGATAAAGAGATGACAATTTCCTATGAAGGGGAAGAGTACGAAGTTGTCCTTCACTGGGACAAGTGGGACGGATATGACCTTCGTTTCATCAACTCAGATGACCCCCAATGGGCTATTGATTGGGAAGATAACAATGACGAAGGTCTTGCCTTTACGTTAGACGGTTTGACTGATGAGATACTGGAGGCGAGCTATCTATGAAACACGAACACGACTGGCAAGAGATGACCCGTTCCTGTTGCGCTTGGTGTCCTATATGCGAGGCTGAAAGTTACAAGGGCGAGATAGTTAAGGAAGGGGAAAGATTATGAGTTACGAACCACCACTAAACGACCCTGTATTTGAGGGAGAGGAAGAGGAACTCAGCCCTGAGTTCGACACACTAGAGGAAATGGAAGGGGAGAACTAATGGACGAGGTGATGTACTGGAGCGAGTTAGCAGAACTAACCCACGCTACGCAGGTGGAGAAGTTTAACTTTTGCTTATGCGAAGACAACGAAGGACAAGAAAACCCATACGCAGACTGTCCAAAGGAGGGCAACAATGAATGAGGAATACCTACGGGCAAAGGTTGATCTATGCCTCAATCAAGCCGAGAAGGACATACAACAGGAGGAGATAGCCAACGCTATCAAGAACCTACAACGGGCAAACCTTGCCCTATCTCGTATCTTTAACCTAGAGGAAGAGGAAGACAATGAATGACGGTAGAGTACTGAGGTTTGACAGTAATGGGGAACCATTTTTAGGTGACCCACCAAGTAATGTGTACACAATTCACCCACCAAAGTCAGACTTAATCTTATTTTATGAGGTACTTACGCCAGAAGGAGAGAACGAGTGGGGAGGGGCGAGTGCTGAGCACTGCATCCAGTGGCTGAGCCTTGCTCCTGCTGGCTCACGAGTGTTAGTATCTGCTTGGGATAGTGATGAGGAAGACGCTCATCTAGTAGGTCAAACGCTAGACATAACAGAGATCGTGAGGGCAGCTAGTTTATGAAAGAAGTAAGTGGCAAACAAGCCATTCATTACCGTAACTACAGACGAGCAAGAGACAAAGCGCTAACCCGCCTTGCTCACCTGTACCCCGACACGTATAAGCAATTGCTTGACGAACAAAGGAGTTTTGATGAGCAAGAAGGCACTACTTGGAGTATTACTAGTGATAGTAAGCTCAGTATTACTGTTCACACACGGGCGAACGCCGTCCCTATCTTCGATACAAGTACCGGAGATACACGCGAGAACGAAAGCCACAATGGAGGAGAAGCGTGAGAACAAATCACTTACGATTAGTTACGCAAGAGCACTCGGATACAACAAACAACAAGTCAAATGTTTGCTCACCTTATGGACCCGTGAGAGCAGGTTTGACCACCTCGCCCGACCACGAAACTTTAAGGGAAAGCCAACTACGTCAGCTTACGGAGTTGCTCAACTCCTTGGAGAGCGTAGTAGCCAACCTGAATTACAAATCCTCCACGGTATTAGATACATTGCTCACCGCTACTCAGGGAGTGCGTGCCGCGCTCTCAACCACTCCAATAGACGCCATTGGTACTGATGAAACTACTTGATCTTTACTCTAAAGCGGGAGGGGCGAGCAAAGGCTACGCTGACGCTGGCTTTGAGGTAGTAGGCATCGACATCAAGAAACAGAAGCGTTATCCCTTTACCTTTATACAAGCAGACTGCTTAGAGATACTGCAAGATTTAGATTACTTGCGTACCTTTGACGTGATTGCAGCTAGCCCACCCTGTCAAACACATAGTGCAACTAAGCACTTGCGTAATGCACAGGGTAAGAGCACCGATAAAGTAGATCTCATTCCACAAACAAGAGAAGCCTTAATTGCTAGCGGTGTGCCTTATGTAATCGAGAACGTTCCAGGTGCACCACTTATCAACCCAGTACAGTTCTGTGGTTCATCTTTTGGGTTAAAAGTACGCAGACATAGACTCTTTGAGTCTAGTGTGCAACTAACAGGTTCAGTATGCGATCATAAGACGCAAGGCAAACCTGTTGGTATTTATGGTTCAATGCGTGATGAGATACCTAATGGTGGACACACTGCTAAGACAATAGAACAAGCACGTGAGGCAATGGGTATTGACTGGATGATCTGGGGAGAATTAGTAGAAGCGATCCCACCTGTGTATACTCGTACTATAGGTAAACAACTAATAGATGTGTTAGGTTTCTAACCCTTTCCTAACAAAACAAAAAGCCCCTGTCGGGTAACCGGCGGGGGCTTTTTGCTAGCACTCTATCAGGCGGGATTGCCTGTAAGAGATTAAATTATAGCTTGCGTAGCCAAACTTGTAAACCACTCTCTAGCAACTCATACTCACCAGCGTGTCGTTCGAGGAAGAGATCAATGCCCAGCTTGGGAGACTTGAAAGCGTGAAGGTGTAGACCCCATTGGTAATCATCAAAGGCTAGTAGTCCTCCGGACTTTAAGTGGGGCCAAGATAGTTCAGCATCTAGTAGCGCACCAACTGCAGTGTGGTCTGCATCTATGTAAATAAAATTAAACGGTGCTTCAATGCGGTATTTATGTGTAACGAGGAAGTCAAAGGTAGTCATACGATAGTGGTAGACGGGGTCACGATCTCTTATTCTGGTTAGATAAAACTCATACACATCATTGAATCTAATAGACTCGTGTGCATCTTCATCGCTACCTTCCCAAGTGTCAATGTCAAAGAGCCAAGTATCTTGGTGGGTAAGGACATTATCTTGTAGCCATACTGTTGCATCGCCCGTGTACACACCAAGCTGTAAGAACCGTAGGTCGCGCTTACCTGCTAGTGGCAGGAGATACTTCTCAAAGTTAGGCTTAGCGTATGCGCTGAACCAGTCTGGAAACTTATCCACCATTAGAGTAGAAGCCTTTACCCTTGAACTGGATAGTGGGTGAGTCCCACTTACGTATCATAGGTATGTGGCAGTCAAAGCACGAAGGTGTAAGCACCTCATCAGTGATCTTGCGTTCAACTGTTACGTCGGTGTTGCAATCAGGGCAACGATAGTCATACATCATAAACGTACTGCCTCCTCAATAGGTAGGTAACCTACCAACTTACTTACTTTATTAGATCGTGCAAACTCTGTAGTCGCAGGCATCCAGTGGCTTACCCATTCGGGTTCTGCTACATCCATTAGGTCAAAAGAAAAGACACCTAACGGTGTCGAGTTAATGTAGAACGGGATGAGATCACGCTCAGCTGCCTGCGTTATGAGCTTGCGGTACTTCATCTCTTCTATCAGTAGCGTGGGATAGTGAGTGTGTCTGCACTTGAGTTCAATGTAATGACCTGCTTGCTCAGAGATACAGTCAAAGGAGTCGAAGATACCTGGACTCTTTATTAGATCTAGGTACAGGTCTGCTTTAAGGTAGTCAAAGAGTTCTTGTTCTTTCATTTCCAGGGCGTCTCCCCACCTAATTGTTTCTGCAAGGCACGCAGTGCGTTGATGCACCTGCGGTCTGCGGTAGAGACTGCACACTCTAGTAACCCTGCAATCTGTGCAAGGGTAAGGCTCTCGTGGTGACGCCAAGTAAGAAGCTGTTGCTCATCTGCATCTAACTTGACATAACCTTTCTTAATATCTAACAAGATAGCAAGCAGGTTGCCACCTTCTGCAGGTGATGATGACCCACGTGGCTGACCATCTTTGACCATATCTTGTGCTTGTTCTAATACTGTTCCATCAATGACTGATGCAATAACAAAGGGTAGTAACTGAGCAAGCGTTGCACGCTCATAGTAAGCCTCATCATTTGTTTGATACCCAGATCTAGTTGCCTTCTCCTTGCGTGCGTAGCGTTCTGCTACGCGTAGCATCTGCCAAGCAATCTTCTGCTCGTTGTGCTTACGCTTGTCAGTATCAGGTTCACCCAGTTGATCGTTGATGTATGCAGCGCGAGTCAATGCCCATTGCAAACACTCTTGCTTTACATCTTCACGCTCAACAAACTTTGGATAACGCTGGGCTACAGCGTAAGCCACACTAGGTGCTATCTCATAGACAGATGGGTTTAGTTCAGTCACAGTCTGGTTCCGGAACCTCGGGCCATACGCCGTCTAGTACCATCATTGCAATCGCTGAGTAGTTAAGTAAGTCTATGAAGCTATCACGTAAGGACTCGTTACTAGGCTTAACACCTGAGTCAAGTAAATTATTGATGCGTGCAATCTTGTCCCACATACGCACACGCAAACCATTAAGCGGTCCACCTGGTGAGTGAGCAATGTTCTTTGGACCGTAGTCGTGATGCTTGCGTACCAGCAGGTTACCTGCTTGGTCCATTATGCGCCACACATCTGCTATGAAAGCATCGTTTACCTTGTCGGTGTAGGGCGCAGTAGAATAGTCTCTGTCTCCGTATTGATCTCCAGGATCTGGAAGCCCATATGCTGCAAAATCTGTACCATTCGTAGCCATTCGTCTCTACTCACCTCTCGCGCCTTTGCTTAAATTACATAGTCCGTGTGCTGGACGTACGTTTTCTATTGTATCAGGTCCACCTTTAGATATAGGGATTAAATGGTCGAGATGCAAGCCGTGTTCCCAACCTTTCTTTCCTGCTTTTCTTGGAGCTTTAAGATCTATTGAAGAGCCACAGATGTGGCAGTCAGCCCCATACTTCTTAAGCACTTCTTCTTTTGTGTAAGGTATGTGTTCAACATTATTAACTCTTGCCCTGCGTTGACGATTAAATGCTTGTGCTTTCTCTGGGTTTCTAGCCCAGTATTTCTTTTGCTTTGCTCTGCCAATTTCAGGCTTGGCTTTTCGATAAGCCTTTTGGCGAGCAAGAAGTTTTTCACGATTAGCAAGCCAGTATTTTCTTTTACGTTCTTTAATTTTTGCTTTATCAGTTGACGGCATTACCAACCAATAACTCTTTTGTCTTATCAGCACCGTGGGCAAGGTAATAATCATTTATATCCATACCAGGCGGAAGCGTTACGATCTGCGAGTTCAATATCTCATTCGCCACGCGCTTACTGAACTCTGCCCCTGGGTTAGAACCATCTTCTTTAATGTCGTTATCTCCTACTATGTATACAGTCTCATAACCGCCAAAGAGTTTGGCAAAGTGAGGCTTCCACGCCTGCACTCCAGGTACACCAACAGCTGGGATACCCAGCACTCCACTAGTTATGACTGTATCTAACTCACCCTCGCACACCACAATGTATGGTGACATAACAGTTACATCAGTAACGTTGTATAGGTGAGCCTTCTGCCCAGTAGGTGAACCATACTTGGGCTTAACATCATCTGTCCTTCTAAACTTAAAGCCTACGCAACTACCACTGGCAGTAATGTATGGAATAGAGATCCATCCCTCGTGCATCTCGTGACCGTTGGCAGGTTCAATGACTGCGCCTAACTGGAACTGTCTGGCAACTCGCTCAGATATCCCACGTTCGTCTAGCGCGACTAGAACTTCCGGAGTTATTTCCCGTGCGTATCGCTGCGCCGCTTCCAGTAGCGATTTCAATTGCACGCTTGAGGCCATCGTTGAACTCCATATTCTCTAGTATGCACACCAAGTTAGCAGCGTTACCGCCCTTGCCACAGGTGTGACAGAAGTATAAATTATCTACAGTATTTATTACCGCACTCCTGCGGGAGTCGCTATGCAGTACACATCGTACTGAGCAGGACTTGCCTTCTCTTACTTCACCGCCATAGTTAGCAACAATTGGTCCTATGGGGATTGAGTTTGCATCAACGGAACCCTTGAAACGCTTAGCTTTGTGTACCCTGGCCCAGTCTTGTGCTGGCATACGCACCCCTTATCATCGCACTTATCGTGCCAAGCAGCAGCACGCTTTAAGTGGTTAGCTTGGTTCTCTTCTCCGCCTTTATGACAGTTCTGGCAAATCATATTCTTCTACCGCTTCTTCTGCGTCTGCTGCTGCTATTGCTTTTTCTAATTTTTCAATAAATTCTCCCTGAGATTGCAACAACTGCATTGCATCTTCCAAGGTAACTTCTTGTACCGCTTCTGCTGGTCCTGTTGATGTGCTGATAATTCCTTCTGGTACTGGCATTACTGTTTCTCCCTTGTCCATTGTGCTAGGTCTTGGATAACCCAGGCTTGATCTATTGAAGCGTTGCGACGCTTAACTACAACGTAATGCAGAGGAACTTCCCCAAGATCTCTTGCCTTCGCATAGTTAAGCGCCTCAACTTGTGCTTGTCTCCAGAACTCAGGCAGGCTGAGCTTGGCGGTGTTCTTGAGTTCTAGTACGTATGTCTTCCCCGATATCACACATACCAGATCTCCTTCGTCGTCCTTGCCTGCCAGCCTAAGTCTTTCTGCCAGCACACCAAGACCACGAAACCATTTCATTACATCAATCTCAAAGGCAGCGCCTTTGGCTTTATTGTACTTCGGACTGCTCATCTTTACCAGTGTCATAGATAGCATTACCGTTCTCATCTATCTTAATCTTAAATACTTTGAGTTCGATCAGCGCCATTATTAGGTTAGCCATATCAGCTTCTAATTGTTTGATGCGCTTCTTAACATACTGGATCTCTGTGTTACTCATTGCCCTGCTGCCTCTCGCCACTCATCTATCGGTGTATAACTACCATCGTAACCGTTACGTACATCTTTACCTAGCATTGTCCCGTACGCGTCTTTGTCAGAGATCTGACAAGCAGCATAGTTGGCTACCAAGGTTACATAATCAGAAGCATCTGCTGTGTGCTTACCAAAGCGGTTCTTCACCGCTGCGATATTAAGATCACCACTGGCTGGGTCAAAGCCTAGCGTTAGGATTAACGCTGGCAACTGACTGACCTTACCGTGGATAGCACGTCTGGCTGGTGGTCTAGTAGGTGAACCATACTCAGACTGTTCAGAGACGTGATGCAGTACCAGTACACAGGCTTCGGTCTTGCGTGCCATATCGTGAAGCTCCATCATAATTGCACGCAAGCCTGCCCATTCATTATCTGTCTCTGCTGCTACGTTCATTAAGTTATCTATAACAATAAGTTCTGGAGCAATGCCATAGAGTTCAACGTATGCCTTGATCTCCAACTCGATATCATCGAGTGACGGACTAGAGTCAAAGACCCACTTGATATGAGTTAACTTCTCAAAGTGTTTGTCATAGTAATGGGAGTTGTTAGATAGGTTCTGTTCAACTGTTACCTGGTTGTGACCAGATGTATGTGCAGCAGAGCGCAACATTACTGTTGCTGTGTCGGTATCTGCTGAGAAGAACAACGTAGGTACTTTTGCTCTGATGCTGTACACCAAAGCAAACATCGACTTACCTACGTTGGGCGCAGCAGCTACCATACACACTTGCCCTCGTCGGAACTTGATCTGTTTAGGTACAAGATCTTTCCATACATCAGGTAGAGGTGTTGCTTTGGTGAGGACTGTTCCCCACGCACGCTGTAAGCTAAGCATTAAACTCCCCAAATGGAATAACGATACCTCGTTCTTTACGAATCCTTGTTCTCTTGCCGTGGGTTAATCCACCCCAGACACCAAAGCGTTCGTTCTTAATTCCCCACTCAGCACACTCGGATTTGTGTACACATTTACCACACAGAGATAAAATCATAGGCATCTCTGGTGGGTACTCAGCTTCTGGTGGGTAAAATAATTCTGTGTCTATTCCCCTACAGCGTGGGTCTTCAAAGTTCCAAGGCCCTCGCACCGGTTAACGGACCCAGATAGTCTCGCATTTATCTGGTGAACCCTTCGGAGAGTTACACATATAACCCTGCCAAGGACCCTTAGCTGATGTTCCTGACTTGAAAGCCATTGGTCCGTGCTTACAGGACTTAGACCCTGGTGCTTCTGCAGCAGGTGCAGGAGCGTTGAACTGTGCTTGGATATCTGCAACAGCACGTGCTGGTGCTACAGGGTTTGTTAACAGTTCAGCTTCTGTTGACTTAATCAATGTAGCAAGCATTGAAACGTCAGTAATAAGTGTCTCTAGTTCCTTTACGTTATCTGCGTATAGGTTGATAAGAGTTCCATCTTTGTGTGTCTTAAAGTTAACTTGTAACTTTGTAGTTTCTGCAGCCATTTACTTTCCTCCAATAGTTTTGATGTTAAGTCGTACTGATTCATTACCGACAACCTTCGGTACAAATCCTAGAAGTTTCTCAACTTCACTTGCATCAACTGTTTCTCTACCTTTAACAATAGACCAGCTGATTTCTACACCACTAGGTGTTACTCCAGTAGTTCCCTCAAAGGATGCCTTCAAGGAATCTTTTTCTTTTTCTAACTCTTTGATCTTGCTGTCTAACTGTAGATATAGCAGTGCATTTTTGTCAACTGCTTCGTCCTCAATAATGATTTCACTAAGGACGATACGTTCTTTTTTTAAGCCACCACAACCCATTGTTTCAGTCACGTCATAGTATTGGCAATAGTCTTTACAAAATGATTGGTCCTTCTCAGGCTCTGGCAAGGTTGGACTTGCCTTGACATTTGCTAACCACTCAAATGCTTCTAAAGCGATGCTTTCATCATAAGGTTCTGTATGTACTTTGACATCTTTCTCAGCACCATCACGAGCAATAGCAACAAGATTAACCGTCTTAACATTGTGTCCATTCTTTGATAGTAGGTATCCATAAACCTGTACCTGCCAGCGTTGTTGCTTGGATGGGAAGTAACTTAGGTTCTTTATCTTGCTGGTCTTCCAGTCAATGACTGCGCCAGTACTAGGTATAAATAAATCTACGTGTGCTTTCATATCGCCATAGGCAACAGCAGTTTCAACTAAATACTCTTTGCCTTCTGGATCTATGTGACCAATAGCCTCTTCAATTGCAGCGTGAATAGCAGTGCCCATAATGGCTGCGAGCTTTGATTGGTTCTCATTAGTATGTGGCTGTGCGTTTAATCTGTACCAGACCTTACGCTTGCAACTACCAATCTCTGATGGACCAACCTCGGTCTGCATACTGCGGTCACGACTTGCATCTTTGTTATGCAGTACGTGCAGCAGTAATTCCTTTGGGTCTTCAATCGCCATTGTTTTCCTTCTCACGTTCTGCTTGTATGTATTCAACTCGTGCTGCTAAGTAACCCTGTTGTAGAAAATAATGGGCAGCGTATTCATCAGTCATATGAATACCTTTAAGTTCTTCTTTCATTTCTTATACTTCCAATTGACCCATATTTCAAAAGAACGACCAACTATAATTCCAATCATAAAACCAATAAGAATCATTTCCATCGCTGGTCATCCTTCCATTGCAACCAAGTATCGAAACCATAAGCTGATACAAAGCCAATAATGAAACCTAGTATCACTCCAACTAATAACATATTTATATCCTCTCCTGGATCTCTAACTGTATGGGTGGGCTGGTATTGATGTCAAGAACCGACGCGATCTTTACTGCTTTTTCTGCAGCTATCTTTGCCATCTCAGGTGTCCTGTACATTTTCTTATCCAAGCTGTACAAGAAACCCAGTGCATAGTTACCGCCTGAGCCATTGGCAAAGAGGCCACGCTCACTAGTGTTAAAGGATAAGTCCCCGCCTATAGAGAACAGGTTGGCATCGAAGGACACAAGGAAAGCAAAGTTCATTTCCTTCTGGTCTGGTTCATAGTTATTTTCTTTGAACGCAACTGACATACTAGGCAGCAGCTTTGCACCCATAAATTTCACAGGATCTTCACCACGATACAACGGAGGTTTCCACGAATACGCAAGGATATCTCCTGGACGTGAGTCACCAGTAAGACCTAATAGGTATTTACCTACCCAGATTATCTTGGGAGTTTCGATTGAAATGATGCGTTGATCGCCGTCAGTGATCTGCGAATCAGCTCCCATTACTACAAAGTCTGAACCTTGTACGCCTACTAGTGTTGTCATTACCAGATTCTATCACTGCGTGTCGCAAGACACATACTAGGCACGCACACTACAATATGAGCGTTAGCGAATATACGGTGGCCCCTTACGGGGCCGAGGCTTTAGCCGAGAGTCGACTGACCTGCAGGAAGGAGACGTGCCAGACAATGTCGTTCCGTCTACTCACCCTGCCAAGAATGAACCGCAGGCGCAAGCCACTAGATGGCATTAAGGAGCCTTACGGGGCCGATCTGCGGGGTTTAGGACCCATTCACGTGTGCACGTGTGGGTCACAGGTCTTTAACGTTATGTGCTCCTTTGAAGACTACGAGCTAGTCTGGTATTTCCTTGATGCTACCTGTGTTTCTTGTGGCAATCTAGTAACTGCACCCTGTTCAGTAGACAAAATTTAGGCACAAAAAAAGAAGGCCGGTCCCCGTAGGGACCGACCTTCTGTATGCCTTGCAGTCAAACTTTACTTTTTCAAGAAAGTCATTTCATCTTTAGGGTTTGCCCACTTGATGATTACTGGTACTAGTGAAATCCACACTGCGTTAATGCACTGCTTCCAATCGTGACCTGTAAAATCCAGTGGTGACTTACCGATGATACCGATGGCCATTACTGCGCTGTAGACAAGATACTTGCCCCAGACTTCAAACATCTTTATATTGAGCTTCATTTGTTCTCCTAGTCTTTGAACTTCGGCGTACCGAATCCAACGATGTACACTGGCAACTTCTTCTTATTGTCAGTGATGTACGCACGTGTTTTCTGAACTACTTCTCCACCATTGCGCTCTGATGAAGACTTCTTTTTATCTCCAGATGTGTTACCTTCAATAGTGGTAACTGTTCCATCTTGGTTATCTCTAACCACAATACCTACGTGATCTATTGGGTTACCGCCTTCTGCAAAATCAAAGAAGGCTAAGTCTCCAGGCTTTGGCTTGGCAGTGGCAGCGTTACTCCAACCACCAGTACCCTTAAACTTCTCAGCTCCAACAGATGTACTTACGACATTTGGGATTTTAAGACCAACCTGATGAGCACACCACATAACAAAACTGCCGCACCAAGGTAGGAAATTAGCCTTAGTAAACGCGCCATACTTTGTTTCATTGTCCTTTGGTCCTTCGACTGTTCCGATTTCTGCACGTGCTGCCATTAAGAATTGATTGCGCTGGCTCATTATGCCTCCAGCTTTGTCTTGATAATTGCTTGGTTGATACGAAGTTCAGTAATCTCTATACATAGTTCATTGATCTGATCCTTCATAGACCCGCCACCGTTCTCATACAACTGGTATTCAATGCGGTCTAACCTGCGGTTCATCTTGCTAAAGAATTTATAGGCTGCAGTAAAGATAACTGCTGTTTCGCAAAATGCCCAGATACCTGAGAACAATAAGCTGCCATTACTAAGAAGCATAGAAGTCATATCACGCCGTTCTGATTGTGACTAGTAGCAAGCCTCCATAGCCGGAGTATCGCTTATCGGTAGGTGTCTTGTTAATAAAGTCCATCTCTTCAATTAAACCAAGGTATGACTCACCAGTACGGAAGTCTTCTACCTTGATTAAGTCTCCAAGGTTTTCAATGCCTTGCATATTAAGCAAGCGGTCATAAGCCCCGCCTTCATAACCTGCTGGGTTATTAAACTTATCCATCTCACTGTCGTAGAGTTCTACTGGGTATTGAATCAAACGCTGACGCGGAATAGAAGGCAGTACTCGTACTTGGTATCCAGTAAAGAGTGGACCTTGAGATGTATTAGTAGTTGATCTACTCATTTCAAACTTAAAGCCTAGATACTGCTGAGGTGTAGCAGGGTATGGAATACCGATCTGGGTAATGTCTGCACCTTGGTCAAAGGAACCGATCTTGTATTGGTTACCTTCTGCATCGATAGAATAGATGTTAAGTGCGCCATTAGCTGCGTCATAGCGTGGCTGTAAGAACTTAAAGATCTTGTTCTCAAGCGTGTTGTAACGGATATAACCAGTACGCATTGTGCCCAATGGTGTCAATCGTGTGGCTGTTTCAATGTAGTTCTTACCATTGGTCGTACCATTGTTAGCAGTACAAAATGCTAGGCGTGCAGTGTTACCTACAAAAGAACAAGAGGTAGTAATAAAGCCAGTGGTATCTGGATCATATAGATCCCAAGCATAAGCAAATACTAAATTGCTACCTACTTGTTGACCTAAGTCAACGCGAGTAACTCCAGGTGCGCCATCTACATTTGTAGTACACCATAGATATTTGTCGTAACCTGCTACGTCATAGACTGGTTGATCTGTTTCAAAGATAAGTGGGCCATACGCTAAAGATCCATCTGTAGCAGATACATCTGCAATACGTAGACCTAGGCTAGTTCCAATAGCCATATAGCCAAGGTAGTAATAGATGCGAAATGCAATCTCTCCTACTGGTAGTTCAGCTGCGGTTATTGCGCTAGTCAGCGTAGGCATAGCACCGGCTGTGGTCAGTGTAAACTTCTGAATGGTTGATTGGATACCGTTGTAACCTGCAAGGTAGATAGCAGCACCGCTAGATGTAATGCTGGTGTAAACAAAGTCAGTATTAGGATGGCTATAGACTGCAGTAGGTAACGCACTGGCAGTAGTAGCAAACTCATAGACCGAGTTATTAACTGCCATAACAAGACGTTCTTTAGTAAACTCAATAACAGCGTTAGTTGCTGTGATACCAGTAGCATTAAACATCAAGGTATCTGCAGTAGTTGAATCACCAATCAACGGCTTTTTGTAAACGTGGATCTTGTTAGCACCACCTGATGTCTTGTTAGTTACCCAATAAGCATAGGTTCCATCGTCACAGATAGCATAAACTGGGTCATCTACACCTGCTGTGTAATCAACAAAGTGAGTTAACTTACCACCCACATCGATCTTATCTACATCGTATTGATCCCATAGAAGTACTGAGTCCTGAGTTACACGACCTGTTGCTGCTACTGATGTAACGTTAGTTGCAGTCTTAGCATAGGAAATAGTTGTTGCTGCAACTGCAGTCAGTACATAGGTACCATTAAAGGTAGCGTCAATGTTATCTACATTGATAGTAGAACCAACAGTTAAAAGGTGTGTACCAATGGTAAGGGTTGCTACATTTGTAGTAAGCGCCTTATTAGTAACAGTCCAGCTTGGTCTAATAGAGCGCATAATCTGTAATGGACGCTTATTGTTCTGCAAGTTACCAGTTGTAAAGTGGTAGTTATCTACATCTTTAAGAAGCGTTGCCTGTCCCTTGGTCCAAACATCTAAGCCTTTGCTGAAAGTAAACTGAAAGCGGAGGGATTCATCTTGTTGTGGTTCAAAGAACTTGATACCTTGACCAAGGTGGAAGCTAGACTGTGATCGTAGCCACCAACCAGTAAGCGTTTGCTCACCTGGCTCACGGCTCATATCAACTTGATTCTTACGGTACTGGGCAGTTACACGACGATAAGGTGTTTCATCACTTGTGGTTAAGAAGAACGGAATACCACCAAAAGATACATCGTAGGCAATACCGGTTCCTGCGTAAGTCTGTGAACCTGCTGGGTTGGACAGTGCATAGGGAATTGCATCCGTGATGTCATCGCCATAGGCCATTGCTTACTCCTTATTCTAAAAGGTTCACTAACGATCTAGTGCGACCTTGTGATAACTGTGTGTAAATCTGAGTTGTAGCCACACTTGTGTGGCGCATAAGTTCTTTAACGGCAATCAAATCTCCGCCTGATTTTTCAAGCATTGTCGTTGCAAAGTAATGACGCAGACTGTGAAAATGCTTAGCGTCTGGTCCTAAGATGCGACGCATCTCATTGGCTGCTCTAGCTGATAACTTATTAGGCGTTACCTGCCATAGCCTGCCAAGCGTGCTGTATGACCTAATCATATCTGAGACTATTGGTGATATTGGAACAATCAGGTCTGTGCCACCTTTGCCCTGTACTCGCAATGAGTACCCATCTTCGTGCTCTATTAGATCTGAGCCTTTGATGTTGGCTACTTCCATAGCACGAAGACCAGCTGTACCACCCAAGATAAACCAATCGTGGATCAGCTTGTTCTTGGCTTCTGCCAGCAACTTCTGGTATTCACCCTTGGTTACAGGCTTAGGTACACCGCGCCCTGGCTTGACCTGTGGCAGGCTTTCAGCAGGGTTATGACCATTGACAAGGTTCATCTTGTTCAGGGCCTTGTAGATACTCCTCAGACGGGCTACGTAAGTAGCCTTAGTAGACTGCCTTGTGGCTTGGAGTACCACCCGTTCTAGGTCCTCATAAGAGGCTAGAGCAGGGTGGACACCCAATCGTCTAATGATCTGCATATCTTGCTTGAACAGCTGCTCCGAGAACCCGCTAGTGCGGTATCTGTTGTGAAGCTGTTCGGCTATCTGTTCTAGTGGTATGAGTTCCATACCCTAGATGATAGCACCTAAATGGTGGGATTCGGTGTGGATTGTTCCGCTTTGTAATTGCAATAAGTACGTTTTGCTTGAATAAATAAAGTAAATGCAATTGCTGCAATTAAAAGATATTCATATTTAGTCATAGTTTTACTCTACCTTATCTATTTTAACAGCATTGATTAGCGGTGTGGATTGTTCCGCTTGTCGGCGGTCGTATTCTGCCTTCGTCATTGACTCGGCTTTATTGTTGATTTCATCAACAATTAAAACCATTTCAACGCCATCTGTGTTTGTGTAATTTTCAAGTGTCATTTTATAACTCCGCAACGAATCCGAGATAAGCATTATTTGTGGCATTTGCCCCTGCGACTCCACCTTGACCAACTACCAAACCAAGAGCAGTTGTGTATTTGATTAAACAAGATTCCCAGCCCGAATTATCAAGAACAGGAACCGCACTATTTGTCGAAACAGTGTTACCAGTCAAAATACGATAATCAGCAGCGGTACCACTTGTTTCAAGAGAAGTAGGATTTACTCTCATTGTTACTGGTAACTTTATAGTTCCGAAAGCAATGGTTGTAGAATAAACAAAAACACTTTGGATGTAAGAGTTAGCGTTACCACCTGTTGTCCAACGATAGTAATACCTCTGACAAGCGGCTAATTCTCCTTGAAATGTTGCCCCAGCGCGTGAGAATTGTGTGGCAATAGCACCAACCTCAATCTGTACGCCAGTTACTTCAAAGTAATCATTTGCCCCAGCAGTGCCAGTTGGTGAGTAAGCAAAATAAGGCGTGAATTCTGTGACAGTTGAACCTAATGTAATTGTGCTTTGAAACCGTTGCCAAGTAGTTGTCAAAGTGACATTTGTGTCAATGGGTGTTGCTTGTCCAGCATAAGCAACAAATGGGTTCTGGTCTGTACCAGTACCAGTAAATAATGCTGCGCGCATTAAATTAGATGTTGCAGAAAAATTAGCACCTGCGCGTGCATAATAGGAAAAGGTAATAGTTTTGCCAACATACGGAATTGTGTTAGTAGTTTCGATTGGTGAACCAATGTCGGTTGTGGTCGTACTTGTAGAACCTGAATTCCGTTGCACTCTTGCGCAGTATTGAACAAATGGCAGATTGGTTGTGTCGCCTGTTACTTGTCGGCTAATTGTTCGCGCTGACATTGTTCCGCCAAACCAGCGGTCAGCGGTATAAACACTTCCTGTTGTAAATGAAGTACCGCGTTGCCAAATGTCAAAACCGCCATTGACAACTGCGTTTTTGCCAGCAGCCATTGAACCTTGATAGCGCAAACCTGTTGAGGTGGAAGAATCTGCTACAAGAGTTTCGCCATTGTTGCCTACTGCTAGGCGGTCATTGGTAGTTGAGTAGGTATAGAGATCACCCTTGGTTGTAAGAGGTGACAGATTAGCTGCATAAGCTAATGCTGTCCAGGCTGTAGAACCTGTACCTATCTTGAATTTATTGGTATCGCTCTCAAACCCGATTTCACCAGCAGCCAATGTTGGGTTGGTGGAAGTCCAGGTTGCAGCAGTACCACGTCTTGTCTGAATCTGTGTCTGTACAGCCATTAGTTATTTCCTTCTTTGTTAGTTGCCGGTGTATTTAGTTGTGTCATTACGGCGTACCGCCGTCAATAGTTGGTGTACCAGGAGCTGCTACTGAACTCTGGATAGCATTGTTAAAGTAAGTAAGGTCATTACTGGTCAGTACGTGTCTGACCGTTGCACCTGATGCGTGGGTAATGTTTGATGAACCTGCACGACCACGGACAATTGTGAAGGTATCACCTGAGTTAGCGGTGATAAAGACGATCTCTTCGTTAGTAGTATCAGGATCGATAGCCACTGTAAATTGATCGACGTTGCCTGCAGCAAGCGTCACACCACCTAGAAGGGCTGCGCCAGTACCAGTTGATACAGCTATTGATGTCTGCGAACTGGTAATAGCAGCAGATAAGATTGTTTCTACTGAGATACTTGAATATAACCGAGTCATAGGTTTTCCTTATTTGGTGTAGTGAACGCGGATCGGGAAGCGGTCTTGTAACTTAACTGACTCTTCTTGCAGACGTTGCTGGTAAAGAGCAAAGATATATTTAGAAGCAGAAGCACCAGCAGTTGAAGGCAACTTAGTATCTGCTAGATCTGCTTCGGCGCTGGATAGGTTGATGCGACCTGTATCAATGTAAGACAGGAGTCTGTATGCAGCTCCAAGAGTAACGACATCTCTTGACGATTCTGGTAGGCCTGTAACAGTAGCAAAGTCATCACTGTTGTTAGTGAGGTTATTTGGGATAATGGAATAATAGACTTGGACCGTACGACCAGGGACAATCTTGTCATAGATATTCACCGTCTTAGTAGTGTTGAACGCAGATACATTTGCCATACGGTCAATGCGCCAACGATTAGTTGGTAGCCATTCCCTTGATGGTCCAGGTGTTTGCCAAGAAATAAACAATACGTCTCTAGTGTCATCTGGTAATGGGTAAGCAATCTGTGCTGCGTTGTACTGGAATGTTGTAACTGCTACGCCAAACAACTTTGGATACAGTGAGTTGATCGTATCGTTGAGTGCTTGTCGAATCATTGTTACTGGGAAAGTTGGAGTTAAAATTACCTGAGCAAGTTCTGCGTGTGGGCTTGGTGTAGTTCCCATATAACCACGACCAAAGCCTGGGGCTACGTTAAGTGTAAGGTTTTGCTTATCAAAGGAGTTAACCCAAATAAGTTCGTTATCAATCTGGACGATACCTTTAGCAAGGTTATCTGCTGAACCGATCTTGATGGTCAGCGCAGTAGCTGAGATGCCGCCTGTTGAGGCAAGCCAAGTAATGCGGTCTTGACGAAGTGTGTAACCCTGTAGGTTACTTTGGACTTCGCTTACTAGTTGTCCCAGATTTGGCATCTATTTTGCTCCTGTAGAACGTTACGTTGGTTTGTAATCTTTCATCATCAGGCGATATTTCTAACGCTTTGATTCCGTGCTCAAGTGCAGTTGGGTAATCACCCAGTTGCCAACTTGATACTGCTATTAGATCGTGAGCCATATGAGTCCACGCCCAGTTCTCCGATAAGAAGCCCATAGGTCTTTCGTTGAACTCCAGTGCCTTCTTAGCCACAAGCAAGCACTCAGGCCATTGTTGTGTTTTGTAATAATGATGAGCAAGTCCTAATACAGATTCACGGTTAGCGTGTTCTTCTGTACCTTTGATTAACCACTCTTCTGCCATATTAGGTTCGCAAAAAGATAATGTTCTGCAGGCTGCACTGCGTTCTTCTGGAAAGACTGAGATAGTCAAGTATGCTTTAAGCATCTTGGCTGCTTCATCAAATCTTTTGTAATAAAAGTATTCTCTACCTAAGTAGTAAGAGTTGCGAGCATCAGGGTTTTCTTTAACTGCCATCTCTAGCATCTCTAAGTACTGTGCTCTGGACTTAGCTTTATCTTGGCGGTGATGGATTTCTAATCCTGATACTTCGCCTTTGATTTCTTCACGCTCTGAGTCCCAGTGTGGCACTTCGTGGATAGGATACTTCCACCGTACATCTTTGCGTCTATGAATCTTAAACCCATTAAATTCTAGGTTTGCACTGCCATCTTCATTGAAAGCCTCAATGCGACGATAATGTGGTCTATCAATACTAGGGTCAATCTTCTCTAGGGCTTCTCGCCAACCAGGAGTTAACTCTTCATCCATATCCAAAGCGATGCAGTAATCTACATCAGCTGGTAGTAATGCTAGCGATGCGTTCCGAGCATCGTCGAATCTAAATGGCGAAACAAATATCTCGTAAACCGTAATGCCAAGACTTCGTGCAATCTCAATGGTTCTATCTGTTGATCCTGTATCTGCAATGAGGAGATAGTCTGCGTCTTTACAAGACTCATACCATCGTTCAACGTGTTTCTCCTCGTTTAATGCAATCGTGTATACGGCTATCTTCATTTGTACCAACTCATATAATCAACATCTTCTAACATCAGATCTGAGTAACTTGGATACTGCTTAACCATTGGTGGCTTTGCAGCATATGATCTGTACTGGCGATGTAACAATCTATAAGCAACATCTATATGCTCTGGGTAATCTCTACCTTGTTCTAGTGCAATCTCCTTGAACTCAGGATTTACACAGTAAGCGTGTAGTGATGATGTATCCATTGCTCTAACCATTATGTCGTTGCAACGCTCACTGTTAAGTAGCACTGCGCCTAGATAAAAGATGTGCCAGTCTTTAGGTAGTAGTTCAATGAACTCAGTAAAGCGTTCATTAAAGCCTTCCATAAAGTAAGCATCATCTTCTAGGATGAGCGTCTTACCTACTGAATCTTCTAGCACTCGGATGTGGCTTTGTTTACAAGCCTGTATTGGATCTATGCCCAATTCCTTAGCATCTATTGCGCTAAATCTTTCATAGGTAATACCCAGCTCTTGTAACTGGGCATCAACCTTTTCTAGTCTATCTTTCCTGCGGTCTAGGTTTATCACCACGACCTTATCAAAGTATTCATTAACCTTCATAGGCTTAGCCTATCAAGGCGTACCGCCATCAATGACAGATACCCATTTGGTGTCATAATCTGTACCAGAGTTCTTAACCAAGAATGTATTAGTTGCACCACCTGCTGCAAGTCCCTGACCTGTAGCACCCGTTGCACCCGTAGGGCCAGTTGGACCTGTAGGTCCTTGACTTCCAGTGGCACCTGTGGCACCAGTGGCTCCAGTTAATCCTGTTGAGCCTGTTGCCCCTGTTGGCCCAGTCGGTCCCTGTGAGCCTGTCGCTCCAGTTGCTCCTGTAGCTCCTGCTGTACCCGTCGCTCCAGTCGGTCCAGTTGGCCCAATAGAGCCAGTAGTACCGGTGGCACCAGTAGGGCCAGTAGCACCACTAGCACCGGTAGCGCCTGTCGAACCTGTTGCACCCGTTGCTCCTGTCAATCCTGTAGGCCCTGTTGGGCCTGTAGAACCTGTACTTCCTGTGGAACCCGTGCTGCCAGTAGCACCAGTTGGCCCTGTTGGGCCAATCAATCCTGCAATACTAAAATCCCAAGCATTATGTGAACCGCTACCTACTGCTGTATCAACAGTAATGATGATGGTTCCACCGCCAACATAGTTGGCAGGACCTTCCATATAATAAGTCGGCGTAGTGTTGTGGATTGCTCTGATTCTGTCGCCACTAATGTATGCACCAGCGTAGCTGCCAGTTAGAGTAAAGGTTTTAATACCAGTACCAATAGTAATAGTTGAAGTAGAAGTTACTCCTGAGTATCCTGGCCCTGTTGCTCCCGTGCTTCCAGTTGCACCCGTGGCACCCGTTGGTCCAGTAGATCCTTGACTTCCTGTAGGACCAGTTGGTCCTGTGCTACCAGTTGCTCCCGTTGAACCCGTAGCGCCTGTAGATCCTGTGGTTCCTTGTGGGCCTGTCGGTCCTGTACTTCCTGTAGATCCTGTAGATCCGGTATTTCCAGTTGGTCCAGTTGCGCCAGTAGATCCTTGAGGTCCAGTTGGTCCAGTCGTTCCCGTTGAGCCTGTGCTTCCAGTAGGACCTGTAGGTCCAGTCGATCCTGTGCCACCTGTTGCTCCTTGCGGTCCGGTTGTTCCTGTTGGACCTGTCGGTCCAGTGTTACCAGGTGAACCTGATGGTCCTTGGTCTGCTGAGAAAACTACTGATGTTTGCGGTTGGGCAGATTGAATAATGATAATTGTGTCAGCCATTAAACCGTTACCCCCGCAGTCACAATAAACTGTCCTTCTAATAATCTAGTAACAGTAGTACCTTGATATAAAACAAAATCATAGACATAAGATTCTGCAAAGATATTAGTTTCAGTAGCACTAAAGGTAACAGTTATTACACCTGGTGTTGAACTGAATACAACTTTACCGTTGGCTGTTGTAGCCAAAAGAGTTTGTGTAGTAGAGCCAGTAAATGGCTTTACAGTCATAGTGGCTGTGTACCCTGTTAGATCCCAAGATGTATCACCAGTTTGTATCTTAAATTGAAATGTAAATGTTGTAGCCTGTGGGCATACGAGGTTATAGGTAGCTGTCATTAAGAAAGCACCTGACGCAATGCTGCTGCTGGTTCTAGTTGGGTTGTACCAGCGATGTAGTTACAGATACCAGCAATGTCTAGCCACGTAGGAATCAGGGTTAAACCACCGATAAGGTTAAGTACTCCTACTAAATCTGTAGTTGAACCTAGAGCTACACCCTTTACTACGGCCCATTTTCTAGCTGCTGCTGCTTGGTCAAGATAAGCAGAGATAGCAGGGTAGGTGCCCCCGTTTGCGAGACGATTTAATTCGTCGTTTAATGTTGAACCTGCAATACCTAGTGGCACCTACGCTACCTCACTTCTTCTTAGTCTTGTTGCGAGCAGAGATTCCTGCCGCTTTCTTTTTAGCATCTGCTTTACTAGATGCTCCCCACGCTTGCAAAGATAAAAGTAATCGAGTTGGCTCACCGTTAGGTTTGCGCTCAGGTCCTGGGTTACCACCTGCACGAGCAAGGTAACTTGCTCTACGTGGATTATCACCAGACTTAACTGGTGGCTTTAGGTTGCTACCTTCTGCCTTAGCAGAGGCACGACCTTTAGCGTTTAGACCACCCTTTGGGTTCTGTCCTTCTTTGCGTTGCCAAGCTGGAGTCTTTGCCATTATTTTTTCTTTCTTGATGCTGCCGCATTATCTACTAAATTTGGATATGGTCTTCCTGCAGCCTTGGCGCTGGCTTTAGCCTTTGTCTTTTGTGCAGGTGTTAACTTTGAAGATGTCTTCTTAGGATTCTTTTTATCCCAAAATTCTTTCTTCATTATTAACCCATCTTCTTTTTCATACCAGAAACTTTTTTAAGGTTCGGGTTAGCTTTGACTGCTGCCTTCGAGGCTTTCCTCGCACCTGCAGCAAGAATTGCACCCGCACTCTCCTTGGAGACACCTTGCTTGGCAGCAATTTTCTTTGCTACTGCTTTGAATCCTGGATGTGCCTTCTTCATTATTCGATCTCAGACTTTTCAGTAAGCTCATTGATGTAACCCATCTCGTTCTTTGGGGCACCAGTCTCAATGTCATCGTATGTTGCGTAACCGCAACCGCATACGGCGCACATTATTTGCTCACGCTTTTCTTACCGCCAGCAAAAGTTGCCTTTGATCCTACTGCTACTGGAACTCCACCCATAGGCATCGAAGCAGGAATACCAGAAGTAGATCCCATTCCGTAGCCCTTGTCATTGGTAGACTCAGCACTGTTTCCTTTATCTGTGTTCATTCTTGCTCCTTGGTTATATATTGTTGCCATTGAAGGCAACGCCTGTGTCGTTACTTAATCTAACTGCAGCATCGATATCTCTTTGCTTAGTAGAAACTGGTTCGATTCCTTGGCGTATTGCGCTGTAATAGGAACCTAATTCTTTGTCGTGCTGCTTAGCTGTAGGTACACCATCGTGTCTTGCTTCACCTACTGATAGTTGTAGATCTCCCACCTTGCAACCAAAGCAACCTTCTACATACTCTGGGTGCTTTGTGCGTCTGTGTAAACTCATACGATTAACTCCACGTAAGCTCCATACCCTGCAGCAATAAGAACTGCTGCTTGGGCATCTGTAATTACTTGCTGATGACCACCAAGAACATACCAGTCTGCGTCATAGAGATCATCTTGGTATGGATACATAGTTGTTGTAACTGTAGATCCATTAACAATAAAGGTTACACCACGTGCAATATCTGTTAGATATGGATTGATAGCACCAGTATAAGTACCACCATTGATTTGACGTGCTGCAAGACGTGAGTACTTATCAGGCCAAGGTTGCCCTGCGCCCCAGGTCTGGTACTCCCAAGGTGTTGTTGCTTGATATGGCATTAGTTCTCCTTAGTGAACTGACTCAGTGACAGGAGTTGCCTCCTGCCACCGCGTTAATCAACTAAATGATTATCCGTTTGTTGCTGATGTTGCGATCTGATATAGAGCAGATGTACGCAATAGGTTGAAGCCACCGAAGTAGTACCAACCGATTGTGTGGTAACGACGCAAAGCATCGATCTGAGGACCGACAACTGTTGAGATGTCCTGTCCTTGTGCTTCTGCTAGTGCTTCGCGACCTGCTACAACAGCCTTGTAAACGTTGACTGCAGGTGATTGTGTGTTAGCTGCAAAAGGCACACGAGGTGTCTCTACAACGAAAGCACCTTCGATTACGCCTACTGCACCAGCCACGAATGGTGTGCGGTCTACGTACTGTGTAAGTGCCTGGAATCCACCAGTACCAGTTTCAGCGCGAAGATCGGCTGTCTGACGTGGGTGAAGGTATGCAGCGTACAGTTCGCCAATACGAGGCAATGCCTTGTTTGTGCGAAGTTCTGTAACAGCCTGACGGATATCAGTTACTGCCATTGTTGCTGCTGCTGTGATTGTGTTGTATGAAGTTGCTGTGTTTCCACCGTAGATAATGTTAGTACCTGATGTTAGAACAGAAGCAACTACAGCATCAATAGAGTCTGCAGCGTTGTATGCGATGATGTCAGCAAGAGCTGAATCAACATCGTTGAATGAAGTTAGGTTTAACTTCTTAGTTGTTGTAACTGCTGAACCGTATTCCTGTAGTGTTACAGTGATTTGGTTTGGGTTACCTAGTGCAATAGAAGATACATCTGATGCTTCTGTCAAAGTCGTTGTCGCCTGAGCGAGGTCAGAATAGATTGAGAATACAACTGATGAACCTGGCATTGCTTGCTGTACTGGCTTTACGTCAGCAAGAGCACGCATCACTGGGATGCTACGTAGTGCCATACGAACGTACTGATCGTACGCTGTCTGTACTAAGTTGCTAATTGCAGATGTGCCGGTCAGCGTTCCTGATGGAATTGCCATTTAGGATGTGCCTTTCGGTTAGTTGGTTTAGAGTCCAGACATCCGGATAACTTCGTCAAGCTCCTCTTTCGAGTTAGCAGACATTAGTTTCCGCAAAATATCATCTGACGCATCAGGCGTTTGGGCCTGACTAGTAGCGTTATTCATACGGTTATAGTCTGCAGCTTGCTTTGGGTCAACGGTGTTCTGGTTGGATTCAGTGGTTTGAAATCCGAAAACGTCTCCGTTATCGTCAAGCCACTTAGACAAAGACTCCTCAGTTGGGTCAATGTCCGATGGAATGAACTTTGCAATTTTGCTGTTCACGCCGCGAGCTTCGAGGGTGTCTCTGATTGCTCGTTCTCTTTGTGCTTTGGATAGACCATCGAACTGAGATTTCAGTTCAGCTAGTTCTTTATCCTTTAGCTTGTTTGCTTTACGCAATTGTTTAACGAGATCATTTGAATCATAAGTTGATTCTGTATCGTCGTCATCCTCGTAGTCGAAATTGGACATAGTCCATCTCCCATTCATTAGTTAATCGCAGACCTCATACAGTTATGGGGATAGCTGTATGGCTTCTACTACCGGTAATTGATATCACTTCACTAGGCCGGTGGTTCTAGTGACAGGCTTATTTAGAATTGGCCAGTTTGACCTTGTGTTGCTCCATAGATTGCTTTGTCTCTACCTAATGCACCAACACCGGATGAACCTCCAAAGGATGCAGTTTCAAGAGAGATAAGTTTTTCACGACGCTTCTTAGCATCAGCTGCGCCTTGTGTTCCAAAGACTTCTGCTTCTGCTGTTCCCTGTGTGTAAGGATTTTGCTTGTAAATATCAGCAAGTTGTGAACCGCGTGGCAACATACCAGCAATAGTCTGGTAACCCTGTTGCGCTTGGTCCTTAGTAATACCGTATGCAGCAAGTCCTTCTGCTCCACCAAGGCTAGTTGTAAGTCCTTGTGAAAGGGCTGCTCCACCAATCTCAGCTGCAGTAACTTTACGGTTAATAGCATCAAGTGCGTTTTTAGGATCAAGTGCGTAAGCCAAAATATCGCCATTGGTAATGTCTGGATAGAACTGCTTGAGAGTATAAGCAATTTCAGGGTTAGCGTTAATCACACGTTGCTGTGCTGTCTGCAAACGGTTCTCAAGTTCTACCGCTGATACGTCATTAGCAATCAATTTGGTAAACCCGTCTTGAGTTCCTAGTGCTCCTGTTTTCCAATAAGATTCAGGGAGTCCATAGTTACGCATAAGGTTCTGGTAAGCATCTTCTTTAGCAAGATAAGTTGCTTCATCAATTGCTACAAGTCCATTAGCAACACGTTGTGCGTTACCTGCAAAGCGTGCTTGATACTCTGGAGTTTCACGAAGTTTAATAGTAAATTCTGCAGGCGATGCACCTGTTGTAATAAGACCTTTGAGTGGCGCTACTAGAGATTGCAAGCCATACTTGGAAAACTCTGAATATAGTAAATCATAAGCAGATTGACGTTCACCTTTGGCTGTTGCTGCTGCAGTTTCTGCAGCAATTTGAGCGTCAGTTTTTAACCCAGTGCCACTACCGCTTCCAGTAACTATGTTGTTATTGTTACCTGATTCAGGAGAAGTAATAACATATTCGCCATTAGAGTCTTGACCGAATGTTGCACCAAAAGTTTTAGATGAAGTAGGGCCAGTTGCTACAGATAATTGATTATATGTTTTGCCGTTTTTGTCTGTAAGTGTTTCAATTCTATAACCCAATACACCTTCAGATGAACCAAAGAACTGTTCTAATTCTTTAGGAAATGCTCCTGGAGTAAACCCTGATGGTATGGCGCCTTCAGGTTCGCTTAACGGAATACCAGTTGTTGGATTATATTTGGCATTTTCTTCTTCTAATATCTTTGCAAGTTCTATTTCTGAAACTGGAGGAGTACGTGGACCAGCAACTCGTGGAGCACCAGTAGCGCCATCATCTAGTTGCATTATGTCTGGATTAAAGTTAGCCATTGTTTACCCCTGGAATCCGAAGTCACGTAGCACGCTAAGTGCTGCTGTTGAAACTTCTTGCTTTGCTGTATCTGTGTATTGCCAGCGATTATCTTGGCGCAATGCTTTCTTAAAATCGTACAAGTTCATATCGCCCTTGTCAGTAATAGCCATACGAAGCGTTGGGTCATTAAGATCAATTTGGTTTGCATCACCAATTTCAAGAATCTTAGCCATTTGGTCACGGTAGGGTGCATAGACTTGGTCAAGGTTGTAACCCTGTCCAAGTAGATCACGCACGTATGCTGGCTGTCCTTGCGCTGCAAGACGACGTGCATCTTGAGCAATACGGTTAACGTCAATAGCGCCCGTAGCAATGTTTTGCAATACCTGCTGCTCGTTAGAACCACCAGGAATAATATCTTTCATTGTAAAACCATTTGATTTAGCAATACTTTGAAGTGTTTGGTAATCTTGTAATGCTTTACCAGAATATCCTTCTGTTGGTTTACCAGCAATAGTGCTACCGATTGGACGAATAGCTGCAGCAATAAGGTTGTTAGTTAAAGAATCTTCAATACCAGTATTGGTAATGTACATATTTTCAGCTACACGCTGGATTGCTGCAGGATCTGATGCCAAACCTGAACCCATTGCACGGGCTTTGTTTAGAACCTGATCTTTAAGAGATCTGATTTGTTTTTCGTAATCAGTATTTCCGGTAGCATTACCTGTTGCTATTTGATCCTGATAATTGTAAAGCTGTATATAACGGTTCTTTATTTCTTGAGAATTTTGCTTGTACCAAGTATCATTACGAAGCTCTTGTAAGAATCGTGCATCTGTCCAGCCAACTTTAGGATCAAGGTATTTGTCAAGCAACGCTTTGAGACTAGGAACGTGTGCAAATAAAGTACTTGCTAAACCAAGAGCAGTTTCTGCTGCGTTAAGTCCTGATGCTTTAGCGTTATCACTAATAACATTAGCACCTGGTACAACGCCAGCAGCTTTAGCCATAGATGCTTCATCTGCCGCACGAAAAGTTCCTACATTAAATGTATCTGGAACAGCCTTGCCAGTACTTGCAGTGCTATTTGATGTAGTTACAGCAGGCTTATTTGAGCTTACAGGTGGAGAAGTTACTGTAGACGGCTTGGTTAAACGAGCAGCATCTGGACCAGCTAATGTTGTAGTAGGCGCTTTTGCTACTGTCTTTAACTCAGGAAAATACTTTTCAACTTCTGGTGCAATGTCGCTAAGTTTGTACTTTGCATCATTGATTTTAGATCTAATTCCAGAGATATCTTCGCCTCGTGCTTTAGCGTTTTCAAGAGCACCAGTAAGGGTTTTGATTTGAGACTTTAGAGATGTGTAATCTTTTGCAGATGATGCTACTTTTTTAAGAGAATTGTATTCTGCTTCAATACGCAAACGATCTGCATTAACAGCTTTAATTTCATTGTTGATGCTTTTAATCTCAGCATTTGAAAGTCCAGCTTTGCGACGCTTTTCTTCTAAGGCTTTAATCTTCTTTACTTTGTCGGTTCTATCTCCGCTAAGTTTTTGTAATTTATCGTCAACTTGGTTAGCCATTAACGCAACCCTCCAAGTTCCTGCATCATAAGGGTCATTGCGTTACGAGTACGTTGATCTTGCACGGGTGCTGTGCCTTCAATCTTTTGTGTAAGAAATTGCTGTGTGTCAATGCCACCGGTAGTTGAAGACTTTCCTGTACCGTCATAGACTGTCTTTACTGGGTTTGCTGCTTGGGCTGTACGCAACAACTTTGTATATTTGGCAATATCTGCAGAAGACGCTTTTTGTCCAGCAAGATCTTGAAAGATTGTATTGATTAAAGAGTTAGCAGCTGTATCGTTGATCTGTTGCTTGGCAATACTTACGCCAGCTTTACTCGCTCCAGTACCACCACCAGCATTTGCAGCAAGAAAAGCATCAAGGTTAGCTGATGATCCTGACTGTACTCCTGCTTGAATTGCTGCTCGTGCTTCTGTGTCTAAAGCAGAATGAGCATCAACCCAAGCCTTGCGAAGACTTTTGGTGACGGCACCATTGATTGGTCCAACTGAGTAGCCTGCAGCTTTTAACTTAGTTGCATATGCAATACGTTCTGCTACGGACATATCAAAGAGCATCTTATTAAGTTGCGCTTCGCTCATTTCTGTAGGCTTAGCAGCACCAGGTTCAAACGAAGTGATGTAAGAAACTGTTATTGCGTTTGGATCAAACCCACCAGTAGAAGTTCCTTGTACCACAGAGCTAGAAGGAGAAGTAGAAACAGGAGCCTTGATTGGCTTTGCAGAGGCACGTGCCTCATCTGCTGATTTTGCTGCCATCTTAGTCTCCTATCAGTGATGAAAATAATACGTCATATGCTGACTTTGTATTTGGATTACTCTCACCTAGTTTTTGAAGTTGAATTCGTGTTCCTTCTTTCATCGCAGCAAGGCGATCAAGTGAGGCTTGACTTCTGTCTGTAATTTGTGAAGCTGCTGCGTTGTACTGGTCGTAGACTGCAAGCATATCTTTTAACACACCAGCAACAACACCCTTTGGTGGGTTTGGTTCGTTAGTAAACATATTACGCAAATCACTTACTGCTTGTTTGCGACGCAAGTTTGGCAAAGAACCTTGTGCAAACTCTTCTGCAAGAGTTGGACGAAGTGCCATATAAGACTTAGACCAAGCACTCCAGCTATCATTAAGTTTACGCTTTTGATCTACAGAAGTTGTAGATGCTAGTGACTCTTTGTAGATAGCGTTCTGTTGGAAATAGAACTGACGATCTGTAGCAGACTGTACTTCCTTGAGGAAGTCTCCTATAGGCTTCTTATTAAGTAAGCCTTCATTAACCATAGTTTTGTAAGAGTCATAGTTAAATGCACCAATCTGTGGGATTAAGAATCCTGCAGCCTGTGGATACTTATTAAGTAATGCTTGATTATTATCAACCCAGTTACCAGCTGCTTCACCGTAACGGATAACAGCAACAGTCTTCTTACTAGACTCAGATACTGTGTATGGCATCTGCTTAGGGAACAGACGAATCCATTCCTCAGTAGCCTTAGTAAAGTCACCGTGGTATTGAGTTACTAGGTTGGAGAACACTTGCTTAAAGTTTGTACGTTCGTTGTCTTTAACCCAGTTAGCCATATCTGACTTCAAGTTTACACTTGGAGCAGCTGGCAGGATTAGCGATTCAAAGAAACGCATACCTAGAACAGTTGATGTTGTAGCCTTTAACTTATCTGAGTAAGCCTCAATCTCACCAGCAGTAGGTGGAATCTGCTCGCCAGTCTTTGGGTCAGTCTTAATTGTTAGACCGTGTCCACTAGCCTCTAGGTAAGTTGCTGCCTTACGAAAGGCTGATGCAAACTGTGAGTTACGCTCATCTTGATTAAGCACTGCTAGCGCACGGTTGATGTGTGCTGGCAAGATAGCGTTAATTAAAGGTTGATCTTCGCTGTATGTACCCTGTAAATATCGTTGTGCTTCCTTAGTTGAAGGAATGAAACGGTACATAAGTTCCATTGGGAACGCTGCTAATGGACCAGAAAAAGTAGGAAAGATTGAATCTGGGTTCATTGAAGGTGTAATCATATTGAGCTTAGCACCAAACTCGACTGGCATAGGTGCCACAAATCCATTGTTAAGTCCTGCTACCTTTGCAAGACCAGACATTACTGAATACACCTGATTCATACCAGGATAAATAAAGTAAGAATCTCCTTGGTCATCTTTCTGGACAAAGCCAGAGTGAGATACACCTTCATATGTCAGTGCTAAACGTGAGATTGACTCAGGGTTGTAGCGCACTGTGCGTGCCACGCGACGATAGAAGTCCTCAGTTGCACGGTAGTAACGAGCAAAGTTACGCATTGTAAATGCTAACTGTGTACGCACATCAGGGTTATCTACATATGCCAGTACTCGCTCTTTAGCAAGGTCCTGTGTCATTTCAATAATGTTTGACTTAGCACGACGTGTAGCATCAGCGATAAGAATTGTTTTCTCTTCTGCTGATAAAGATGCGTTGTTACGAATTGGCCCTACAAAAGCCTCAAGGTAACGGTCTTCTAGTCCTGCTTCTTTCCATCCCTTACGGATGTCAACAGTTGCTGATAGAACTAAAGGTTCGCGTGACCAACGGGCGTTCATTTCGCCCAGCCAGTTCCAGTGTTTACCAACAATTTTACCTGCTGGGTTACCATCCGCTATTGGCATTAACTTCTTACCAATAACAAACTCTGGGACATCTTCATAGCTCTTAGGCAAATCATCAATACCTAGACCACGTGTGTTTATATTATAGCCACCAGTAGGAGTCTTAATACGTACTTTGTCTAGTAACTTTCGATTTACTTTACCATCTGCTTTAGTAAAAAGATTCTTAGTAGCAGCATATACATTGCGTGCGTGTGTCATCTCATCTGCATTATTGCCTGGTGCATATAACTGATAACGTGCTTTTTGTGGAGCATATTCTTCAGACATCAATTTTCTATAGATCGCATTAACTGCTGCGTTCTCAGCACCAGGTGCATCGTCAACATAGCGAAGTGCAATAGAACCTAGTTCATCGTTACCGACTGCAGCAATCTGTGTAATCCAAGCAACCTTGCCATCAGTATCTAATGGGCGTAGTTCTTGGAAAGAACCGCCGTGATCGATCTTGTACTTCTTGCCATCAATGGTGTATTCACGCATTGTGCCAAATTTGTCTACAGATTGCATAGTATCTGTCCAGTGGTCGGCACCTGTAATGCCTTTCTTGCCACCTTCTGCAACTGCTTGAAGCATATCGTCGATCTGACCGTATTCTGCCATCTCAGCAATAATCTCACGTGCTTTAGGATCTATCTTACCAAGATACTTGTCGCTCATTACAGCCTCTGCCATAATCTTGCGTGCATCTTGTACAGTTTCAGCTGCCGCTAATTTCTCTTGGTACAAAGCGCGGTCTTTTTTCATAACTAATTTGTTGATTGCGCTGAGCGTGTCTCCACCTTGACCAACACGAATCTTATTAGATAGACGCTTACCAGCAACTACACCAAATACACCGTCACCTACTGCAAGGTGGACCATTAAATCTTCAATAGAGTTACGTACAGCAAAGCGAGGACCTGCAAGGGTCAAAAATGACCACGCAGATGTTAGATCTTGCGCCCACTTGGTGTGTGACCAACCCATAATGCGACCCATTACCTGAGCTTTACCTACAATTGCGTCTAGTTCTTGGATCTTAGGAACAGACATACCAGATGCTAGTTGATAATCAAAGATAGCAAACTGTTGTTGGTTAAATTCAGATGGCTTTAGGTAAGTTTTTTCACCAAGTTCATTAAGAACTGCTTTGCCATCTTTATCGCGTAGTAAAACTGATGGAGCAAACAACTGCTCACGTGAAGATCTAGCCAAATCATCAAGGATGTTACCTAATCCTGGAGTCTTATTAAGACCACGGATTTCAGCAACAGTGTTATACACACCCATCATAATGTTACGCTTCTGCGCTTCGTCTCCAGCCTTAAAAGCCTCAGAGAACATACGTGAGTTGTAACGTGTGTTAGCAAGACGTGCTAACTGGTATACCTTTTCAGCTGCATCAGGTGCGTTAGGATCAAAGAAGTCATCCTTAAAGAAAGGAACCTTTGAAAACTTAGATGCAAAGCGGTCAATACGATCTTGAACGTATGACAATGGCATACGGAAACCTTGGTCGTCACGTAACTTGGCAGTCTTTCCTTCTACTGTGCCAATCTTGCTGGCTGTAGATTGAAACAAAAACTCTTTTGGAGTTGCTTCTGTTGCAGGAAGTCCTGTACGAGAATCTACAAATGTAGTCTTTTCAAGTAAACGAGCTTGTACACCTGCTGGCGTAATGGTATCTCCAAAGATTTCACGAGATACGCGCTTGCCTGCATTGTCAAAGCGGATTAACTTGTTACCAGTGGTCTGTGCAGCAATGCGAAGTTGACGTGCTGCGTCCATACGTGGAAGTAATTGGACCTGACGACCTGCTTGTCCAGTAAATACTGGTAATGCTTCTTTTGAACTAGCAAGAAATTGTTTAATAGTACCGGCTTCTACTACACCGTTATCAAGCATTGTTTTAATTACTTGATCGCCAAACTCTGGAGCAATACGCTTAACTGCTTGGCTAGCATTAAATAGTTCTTCGGCTGATACTGCGCCACCCTTAAAAGCATCTTGTGCTTTTTTATAGTTGGTAAGCGCTGCTACAAAATCTGTATCAAAACGTGCAACGCTTGCTTTTTGAAAAGCCTTTTCAACGCTGACAGCATCGCCAACAATAGTTTTAAGAGCATAGTTAGAAATATCGTAAGTCTTCTTGGCTTTACCTAATACAAGAGTAGGATCTGCAAAAATACGGAACGCTGCATCTCCAAGACCAGAGATAGTCTTATATAGAACGCCAGATCCTTCTAGTGATCCAGGAAGAACTGCGTTAGCAATCATACGTCCTGGCGAATACTTAGCAGCTTGTGCTGCATCTAGTGCTTCTTGAAAGAGTTTATCTTTCTTTTGAGCAGCAGCGGCAGCAACCTGCTTTTCGCCTTCTGTACCAGTAGCAAGGATTTCATCAAGAGTCATACCTGATGCAACCTTTTGGGCCACGTTCATCATATCTGCGCCGTAAAGTCTTTGTGCTGCTGCTATACGGTTAGGGCTAAAAACCTTATCGCCTTTATCATTTGCTGTAGTCCACGCTTCTGCAAGACCTTTACCTTGGTCAACCATAATGGCACCAGTACGGTAAGCACGTGTAGTTAAATCTGAAAGTTCAGTAACACCTTTGAAAGCAAGTTTTACTGGGGCAGCAACTGCTGTAAATACTGGTTCTATCGTGTAGTGAAGAGCTGTGCCTAACCAACCGCGCTTCTTATCGATGTTACCAAATTGATCTTTAAGAGATTGCTGTTGAGCAGGAGTCAGCTTTGAGTACTCTTGCTTTGCTGCATCGGCAGGCAAAGCAGACAACTTCTGATGAGTGTCAAGAGCCTTGGTGTAACCGTTAAGTTGAGCCATCTGCTCTGGCGTCAAAGACGTCGTTGAAGCAATGGCCTTAATGTTATTGGATGTCGTTCCCACTATTGTCCTCTGGATAGAGCGTTCTGGTAGAGAACCGTGATTTCTCCTGTAGTGTCATAGGGAAGAAGTACTGCAAGAGTATCTGAAAGTTTTCCAACTGCTGGTTGCATAGTAAGTGCTTCTGAACCAGGACCTGGGCCAACATTTACACCAGATGAAATTGCTTCATTAGGACGTTGTGACTTATCGTAAAGTCCAACTGCTTGACCAATAGCATCCCCGCCTGCTGCTACCTGTGGTGCTTGTGAAGTCTTAACTCCACCTGTTGTTGCTAAAGCAGCACCTGATTTGGCTGCGTTGTACGCAACTCCATCACCGTAAGATTGTGACTTATATTTAAGGTCTTCTCGTTTTGAAAAAGGTCCAGGACCTGATACACCCTGCATTGGGTTAGTGCGATCTTCAATCGCCATTTGTATCCTCCTGAATAGTTTCTAAATCTTGTGCGAAGTCATCCCAAATCTTATTAACTTTGGTTTCGCGGTTTGAATGATAAATTGATAATTCCATTAAAGACTCTGCAAGGTTCGTAATCACTTGACAGATATTGTAAATAAACTCTGCAACTATAACTAACGCATCAGTAGGACGTACTGGACGTGGCACTTCATCATTACGATTGTTCACGCCCAGTACTCCTGACTAATAATTACTTAGACTTCTTAACCATCTTGCCTGGCTTTGCAGCTCCAGCAAAAGGCATCTTAACGTCGCCGCCTGTTACCTTGGCTCCTGCTCCTGCTGCGCCGTGGATAGGCTTTGACATAGGTGCTGGTGCTTGTGATCCTTTATTCATATTTCACCTCCCTAGAAGTTATGCTGCGCCGCCGATTGATGCGAGCAATGATGCAATATCTGGCTTACCTTGAGGTGCGCCTTGTGGACCGCCAGCAGCAGGGGCTGCACCGCCAGGTTGTTCCATACTTGGCTGCAAGGCAGAGGCGGGAGCCATACCTGCTACTGGAGGTTGCACACCCATTTCTGGATTTGCAGGCTGTGGCTCAGGCGCAAACGCCTTCTCCACAACATTTTCTATTGTCAATCCCTTTTGACGTCCCTTAATCATTTCTGCAAATGATCCTAGGATTTTAGAAGGGTCTTGTCCTTGTGCAATCATCTGTGGGATTGCAAGAGCAGTCTGTCCGATAGCTGCACGAAGAGCATCGCGCATCTCTTCGATGTCAACCTTCTGCTCTTCCTGAGTTACGTTGATCTCAATAGGAAGTTCACGACGTACATAGTCGCGTGAAATAAGTTTATCTGAACGCATCTGTAGCAAAGCCACTGTTGCGTTGTTTGGATTCATACCAGACATAATTCCGTAGCGAACATCAACAGTGTAATCACCGTTAATTGCCTTAGAAGGAATGTACTTCATTGTGTATGGTGTGCCGTCATCGACGCCACGGATTTCTTTCATACGGTTGCCGAAGATCTTTTCATCTGTCTTAAAGCAAAGAGCAATCAATTCAACAAACATATGTGCAAACTGTGCTTGTGCTGCCTTGATCTGTGTATCAAATCCAGCCTGTAGTGCTTGTACACCACGGCCTGTAACGATAGATGCGTCTGAATTACCACCACGAGTCTCAGGGTAGCGAGCACCGGTACGTAATTCACGCTCTAATACACCTGATTCAGCAAAGATGCCAGGTGGTAGATCTAGTGGAACACGACGGATGTTCTGTGGTTGGGATGAACGCATAATAGAATCTGGTCCAAGGGCCAGTTCTTGTACATCTTGTGGAATAGCAATAGGTGCTTGAATAGATTTCTCAGCAGCTTGTACCTGTAGCACAGCAAAGCGTGCACGAGCAAGCTGTACACCTAGTACGTCGTCATACTGACCACGTGCTTCACCATCGATAGATGGGCGCATTGAAACACGAACCATACATTCACCGATTGGGTTAGGTGTATTAGATAGAACTAGGTTCTTACGCTCTGGTAGATAGATCATATCTTGGTCTTTGTCGTGGTAACGAACTAAAGATAGATATGGAGAACCTGGTGTGTACTGGTTTCTGCCTACGATGTCTTCGTAGAACTCTGGGTACATAGATGCCAATGTCTGTGCATCCATACCAACGATCTGTGTAAGAGATAAGCAACGACCAAAGCGGTCAATCTCTGGGTATGAACCAAATGGGTTAAGCATCTTCATAATTGGGTTGTTGTTCTCGTAATCGAGTTCAACGCGACCAATCAACATACCGTAAGTGTTGTACCAATCTGCACCTACGTACATTTGTGTACCTAGTTCAGAACGATCTACATAATAGTTTGCAATGCGTGTACGTGTATCTGCTGCCTTACGAGCAGAGTCAGACACCATATTAGAAGCAGTACAGTTAAAAGATGGAAGTGGTGCCATTGATTCAGCGAGATCACGAGCAGAGACGTCGATGATATTTGCGACGAGAGGCTTTGGATATTCCTCTGAGAACATAGCAGGGTAAACCTTGCTGATGTCTCCCTGACGCACTGAAAGGACGTCACGCATACGACCATCACGCGCTGCGTATTTGGTCTGTAAGCGAGATACCTTAGCGGTGACCTCTTTGATTGTTAGCACTTGTAATCCTTACTTCTTTTTAGGTTTTACAGCAATAACTGCTGCGGTTGCTCCTGGAGCACTACGCTTTACATTTCCTTTAAGGCGCTTTACATCTGACTTAACACTTTCAACAACAGACTTAACTTTTTGTTCTGAACGTTGTTCACGTGCTTTAACAGTTTTTGGCGCATTAGGTTCAGTAACTTTTGTAAATCTTACCTTTGCCCCTGTTTCAGGAGTTTGCTTGGGCGTTCCTTTTACTTTAATTGTTGTATCAGAATTTACGCCTTGCTTACCTTTATATGTTTTTGGGTAAGGATTTTGTTTTGCTGCCTTGGCTAAGCGTGCATCTTCAACTGCTTTAGTACTAGAGATGGCAGCTTTACCTGCTTTAATTCCTTTAGCAAGAAGTGCAACGTCACGTACTGCGCCGCCAACCATTGTTGCTGCAGCGATGTTTCCAATAGTTTTACGAGTGCTGGCTTTTTCTTTTTCAGTAGAAGCCTTTACTTTTGCATTTGGAGTAACAGATGTGACTGGTACATTCTTAGCCATAAATCTTGCCGTTTTTCTTCTCAAGGATCTTCTTCATAGAAGCATCTTGAGGTGTCATCTTTTGTGCAGGCTTCTTAGCAGGAGTAGCTGGCTTAGGTGTAGCCTTCATTACAGGCTTCTTAGGTGTCATAGCCATTAGTACATTAGTCCTTCAACCTTAGTAGGCCATTCAACTTTGTCAGTTGCTAGAGCCTGTGCTTTACCAGCTGCATACTTACGATCTACTTCTGGGTTCATCTGAGGTGTCTTTACAGCACCCTTATCGATGTAATCTTCTTCTACCATTTCTGGCTTGTATGATGGATCAATTGCCATTGTTGTTCTCCTTAGATGAATGTCTTATTTTTTTCTGCCAACATCTCATCGATGTTAACAACAACTCTTTTTCCCATTTCAGCGCGGGATAAGAAAGGGTTCTTTAAGTGGTGGGTTGCGTACTTACCGTAGTTGAGCATTTCACGCGCTCTGATTTCACAGAACCACAATGCCATCACCATATCGGTCTTACCCTTAGTAGTTGGCGTCCAGGTTACAAGCTGTTCAATCAGAGACTTAACGTTTTCTGTTTGGTCACTAGGTAAATGGATTAAGTTATCTCTATGGTGCTTACCATCTGCTTGCTTAGTTCCAAACAGTGTTGCCATAGATGCCACACCGAAACCGGTATCCCACTTGTTGGAACCAGTATGGTGCTCACGCAAGATAACACCACGTGTTGCTAGGTGCTGACGGATACCTTCATCTTGAGTTAAGAAAGCCTGGAAAGCGTTCTTCTCAATGATCCACTCGGACGGTCCGTAAAGGGAAGTCCAGTTAATAATAATGTCGCGGATCTGCTGAGGCGACGGTCTGGTAATTTTCATAACATCTACTATGTAGCGTTTAGATGTAGCACGATCAATTGCATAACAAACAGCGGCGGTATCGCCCACAATTGCTGGGTCCATACCGCAGATATAAGTAAAGCCGTTCAAATCTTTTGGATGTCCAGGAAAGCCTGTCTCAAGTCTGCCGGACTTACGCATACCGTCAATAGATCCACGAACACATACTGGATCAAAGGCTGCGTTTTCAGATACGTCCTGTTGCTGGTAGATCAAAGCCCAGGTACTAGTATCCATAGCTTGACGTTCGTTATATAAGTTACGACCAGACCAACGTGGGTATAGGCCGTCCTCGTCCTGCTCGTTTACTTCTTGTCCATCAAAGGGAGCATCGGACTTAGGCCACAATGTAACCCACTTGTCAGGGTCCTCATTTGGTTCAAGTAGTGCTGGCATAGCAAGATAGGTCCAAGGGACCAAGCCACCTGGGTATCTATCTTCTTGGCGTAGCTCGCGGTATAGATCCACCGAAGCTACACGGGTACCAATAATAATTAACTTACCAGTAGGGTTAAGACGAGAACGCACGTCCTGGGTCAACCACTTGATCTGTCGTTCAAAGTCATTAGCGTTAGACATTGTCACGGCGTCGTCTACAATAATCATATCGGCACGCTTACCGTAGATTTGACCGCCAATACCCACGGCCTCGATGTTTGGGTCCTTTTCACTGGACTCACGAAGCTCATCACCAAAGGTGACACGGGTTGCTTGCCAAGAAGCGGTCTTAGAGTTAAACCCTACGCCAGCAGCATAAGCACTTTGGAGGTCTGCATACATAGGATGCGTTAGTCTTTGCTTGATGGCGTAGAGAAAGTCGGCTGCTAGGCGCTGGGTCTGGGACACAATTAGAACACGGAAGTTGGGATTACGGGCTACCTGCCAGGTAACGTAGTCAACTGTAATAGTCATTGACTTGGCGTGGTTAGGCGGAATGTTTACAAGGATGCGGTTATTAGCCACACCCTTTTCAAACTTCATACTGGGATGGTTCCAGCTTGGCTCTCTACCTTCAATAACATCTACTATGTTCATCTGGTGTGGAAAGGTCCGGCTGTGGAGGAACCGCTGACGGAACTCCTGGAATGAGATGTCGTGGACATCCCCACCCTGGAATTGCTTGTCCTTCAAACCCAAACGGGTTCGGTCAATCTTGTCTGCAAAAACTTTATCGGTACGACGGTAATACTCATAAGTCTTCATAGACTTACCAGCTGAGCCGCAAGCGGCGTCAATGGTCATACCTTCTGCCACGCATCCTAAGATGATGCGCTTGGCAATATCTGCTGAGTTCTCAGCCACGTGATCTCCTAATAGTAAATGGGCCGGAATGCCTTTTCATTTATACTAGGGAAGTAAATTACTGGGCGCTGTCTCATATAGTGAGATCTAATACTAGATAGAATTATCCCCACTAAAAGCACCGCAGCGGGAGTAAACTCCCGAACAAGCTACAGCGAAGTGAGGGGTAATTACCGCTTCGGCCTAGGGGCCTACGCGGAGGGTTTAACCCCGTAGCGTAGGGTTCGTAAAACTCTTTCTTCCCCGTTTTACTCCCCTACTATATATAAGGCAGGAAATTTAAAGCGTTTCCCGCTTTTACCTGTGTGACTTACGTCTCACTTACTATAACCGCAGGTCAGAGCCGTATTAAGCTGTAGGATCATAGGGGTTCACTTTAGGAAATATATCTATTTAGGGTACACAACACTACCCGACATCAAAGTTTAACACCTAGGGTCGCGGTTTTCGCGGGCTAAGCGTGACCCCCCACCCCTGCCCTGCCCTGTCTGCCCGCTGTACGCTGTAGTTTTG